TTGTGGTGCTCGGCGATGGGACGCTCGCAGCCCGCGCAATGGTAGGCGACTGTTTCGGGCCGTCCCTTCGCCCAGCGCAGCCGCTCGAACTGCAGCCATTGCATCGCCCCGCAATGCGGGCAGGGCACGAAGTACCGGCGCTGATCACTGGCCTCGTATTCCCGCTCGATCCGGCTGATGCCCCGAATGGTCGGGGTCGAGACCATGAACACCTTGCGCCGGTGCGCGAAGGTGGTGGTGCGCGCCTCCGCCAGAGTAACCGGGTCGCCCTCCTCGTCGGCCGAGGCCGGATAGGCATCGACCTCGTCGAGGAACACATAGCGCGCGGGCATCGACCGCAGCCCGGTCGCCGAATTCGCCCCGGTCAGCACCAGAATGCCGCCGGGGAATTCCTTGGACAGCATCGAGTTGCCGGCATCGCGGGAACGGGCCGGGCTGACCCGTTCCTTGAGCGCTGGACTGTCCTCGATCAGCGGGTCGATCCGGCCGCGCGAGGTCCGCTTGGCCATCTCGACGGTGGGCAGGACCGCGAGCATGGGGCCGGGCGCGTGATGGATCACAAACCCGATCCAGTTGTTGCCAGCCTCGGTCGCGCCCACCTGCGCGGCCTTCATGAAGGTGACGCGTTGCGCCGGGTGGCTGGGCGAGAGCGCATCCATGATGGCGCGCAGGTAAGGCGTGCGCGCGGTGCGATAGCGCCCCGGTTCCGCCGAGGCGCGCGAGGACAGCCAGCGATGTTGATCCGCCCAGGCCGACACCGTGAGGTCCGCATCGGGCCGCACGCCGCGCCGCCAGGCCCGCAGGATGTCCGCGGCCCCATCAAACCCGAGGTCGAGCCCCTCGGTCAGGTCGTTGTTGTGTTCTCCTTCATGCAAGGCTGACCCGGAGGTCGGCCAGGGCGTCGAGCTGCTCTCGGACATGGGTTTCCAGCACCCTCTGCAGGATCGCAGTCTCGATCAAAACGGGGCTGCCCGTAGCTGTCTCCATCTCTGCGGATAATTGCGCGGCCATCGTTGCTGCCACGCGCGTGGGCCAGGTGACCCAGACATCACGCTCCTGCCGCGCCAGTCGAAACACCAGCGTCTCGGCGCGGGCGCGATCGACCAGCGCGCCCTTCTTGCGCTGGATCGCCAGCTGACGCTCCTGCGCCTGGTAGACGGTCAGCGCGGTGCGCGCCTTGAGATAGGAGGCGCTGTCGCCCGGCCCGGAGACGGGACCGGCCTCAGTGCTGCCGCTGCCACCAATCCCGCCCCGCGCGCGCATCCGCTGATCGGGATCGGTCATCCCGCCCCGGCGCGCATCCGACGCCGCGGCATCGATCGAGCCATCGGCAAAGAGCACCAGTCGCCCGGTCTTGCGCGCCTTTTGCACCGCGCCGCGCGAGAGCCCGGCATGGGCGGCGTAGGCGCGCTCGGACAGTCCTTCCATGGAGCCTTGAAGATCCTCAAGGCATTGGAAATAAACGCGGAAATGCGTCTATTTCAGTTGATTACACTTCCCGGTCGAGTGACTCTGATCCCCACAAGGCGGGGCATCGTGCACCGCCAGGCAAAGGATCGGAGACAGCCCCATGACCACCCGGAAAAAACCCGCGCCGGAGCACGATCGCGACGCGCTGCTTCTCGAGATCGCGGACCGTCACCTGTTTCTCGAAACGCTGGAAACCCGCAACTCCGACAGCCTCGATTTCCACGAACACGGCGTCTGGGCGATCCGCTCCGCGCTCGAAGCCGCCTTCGAAGCCGGATGCCGCGCCCGGGCAGATGCCCCCGCCCAATCCTGAAGGAGCCACGCCATGACCGTCATTACCACCAGCCGCATCGATTACGCCGCGCTGCGCGACGCGGGGATCAGAGCCGAGGCATCGAACACGATATCCCACATCAGGATCGACCTGCCCACCACCGAACTTGCCGTCGCCAGCACCATGCTGGCCTGCCTTCAGCTTATGTGAGGAGCCGCCGATGTCGGACCTGTCTCTCAATTGCCTGCCCGAGGGCGAGACCCTCGATGATCTTGTCCGGCGCAACTGCGCCATCGGGGTCGATCTGCGGTTCTGCCGCAGCGTGGCCACCAGCCCCGATGACTGCGACACGATCACCTGCGACCCGCCCTCGGCGGAGTTCGCGAGCGTTTACGTCCTCACCGATCTGGGCGAGGCCATCGCCGTGCATGATGTCCAGCTCACCAGCGCCGGGGCCGACGAGGTGGCCGCCCTCGCCCGCGCGCTGCTCAAAGCCATGATCAATGCGCGGCGCGATCCGCCGGATGCGGCCCAGCGACACGCGGCCGAGCAGGCCGCGCTGGTCGAGCCGGACCGGATATCATGATCCGGCGCGATGATCAGATCGCAATCATATTGCTCTGATTTGCCTACGATAATCGGCGCATCAGAGCGATGGTGATCTCACGAAAACGATGCAACTCACCTCGGAGCCACCACGATGACCCGCTTCAACCCGATCACTACCCCGCGCCACGAACTGCGCGCCGAGAAGGCGCGCCGGAACAAGCAAGCGGCGCTCGCCGCCTTTACGGCCAAAAAGGCCGAGATTGACGCGATGCTCGCCCGGTTGCAGGCGCTCAGCGACGACCATTTCAACTGCCAACCCGACGAGGTGGGCTGGGCGATGGTCGGCACGCTGGAGCACTATGCCAGCCTCCTGAAGCGCATCACCGACAGCGCCTTCGGCGAGGGCGAATTCGCCGAGTGATCTCCGGCCCTGCGCCGCCCCGGCCCGCCACCATGGCGGGCTTGGGATCGTAGAAGGCACCGCATGACGCGGGCCCGACAATACCGGAGACGCCCCGATGCCCAAGCTCACCGACACCCAGTCCATCATCCTCAGCCGCGCGGCGACCCGCCCCGGCAATCTGGCCATGCCGCTGCCCGAGGGGCTGCATGGCGCAGCCGCGAAGATGGCTGTCACCCGCATGATCACCAAAGGCTGGCTCGAGGAGGTCGATGTCGACACCCGCCGCGGCGAGCCGCTCTGGCGCGAGACCGGCGATGGTCATGGCACCACGCTGATCGCCACTGCGGCCGGGCTCGAGGTCGTCGGGATCGAACCTGTCGCGGCGAGCGCCGCCGCCAGTGCGCGGAGGGCGAACCCGAAGCCGGACAGCTCGCCGACGCCCGATGCTGCCGATACCGCGAAACCCATCGCCATCCGCGCGGGCACCAAGCAGGCGCGGATCATCGCGCTCCTGCAGCGGCCCGAGGGTGCGTCCATCGCCGAGATCGTCGAGGCGACGTCGTGGCAAGCTCACACCGCGAGGGGTGCCATCTCTGGGGCGCTCAAGAAGAAACTGGGCCTGCCTGTCACCGCCGAGAAGGTCGAGGGCAGGGGGACCGTCTACTCTCTCCGCTGATCATGGCCGCAGCGGCACGCCTCGTTGGAGCTTCGCGCACGGGCCGACAGATGCGCTGATCTGTTTCGACTGCGCGGCCAGCCATTTCCCTTTTGCCATCCTTTCCTGGACGCGGGCGCGATGGACGTCCGGGGAGGGTGGCGCCTTCCTGTGATGTCGCCTTGTGTTGCAGTACCAGCATGCAGCGACGATGTTGCCCGTCGCGTCAGCACCGCCCTCGGATCGAGGGTGCAGATGCTCTGCGGTGCAGCGGAGATATCTCCGCATGGCGGGTGCCCGGCAGATTTCCGGCATCGCATGTCCCAGTTCCGGATCCCACATCGGCAGGTCGCAGTAGTAGCACCGCCCCTCCTGAGCCAGCATCTTGGTTCGACGAATATTCGACAGCTTTCCCATCTACAGGGTCTCCGTTCAACTTCGTGAGAAGCGAATGCGCGGCGCCCGAAGCGGGCGCTCCCCGGCGGGAAGCTCATGCTCGCGCAAGACCCGATGGTTCGTGGTTCCGCAGTCCGTACAACGATGTCGTCAGGGATGATCCTGCCGACCTGAGGGAACTCTTGCTCCGTCCAAGCCTTTGCCGGGGCCTTCGTTTGACGAAAAGGTAGAGAACCGCGAACGCGCCGTCAACGAAATCGCTCGAACAGCCTGCGCAGCGCGTAGCCCCTGATCAGGGAAATGGCGGTGAAGACCCCGCCCAGCGCCAGGTTCCCGCCAATGCTCGGGTGCAGGCCGAACCATGGAAATACCACGATCTGCGTGGTGACAGCGAGCACATAACCCACCGCGACATTGGCGATGGCCTCGATCAGCGACATGCGGCGCGATTGTGTCATGCGCGCTTCCTCGACCGGCGCGCTGGCTTCGTGGCCTCCTCGGGTTCCGTGACCCGGCTGGCGGTCTGCCCCGTCGCCAGCTCCCAGCGCTGCACGGCGACGTCGCAGTAGTCCGGGTCCAGCTCCACCGCGCAGCAGCGCCGGCCGGTGCGTTCCGCGGCGATCAGCTGGGTGCCGGAGCCGCAGAATGGCTCGAACACCAGGTCGCCGTGTTC